ATAATGAGTACCTTTATAATAAGAATGTTCTTTGCCTGTATTGTTCATTATGATAATTTTTTCAGTAGGAAGATTAAAGTCGTATGCTATGTCTAATTCACGAATAGCACGAACATGTCCAGACCATTCATTAGTAACAGGATTCATTTTCCCAGCTTTATTAAAAACATCATTTAAGTTATAGAAAAACAGTTTAGAAGGTTCAGATTGCTTTGTAACGGGATTTCCTGATTTATCTTTGCTTTTATATTCATGGTCGAGAAAATGAAGCTTATTAGGGTTAAATTCAATCCTAAGATCACATTGTTTTACATCTTGGTTTAATGTATTGTGACGATAGTCAAGACGTATACCACCTTGTCCAAAACCGAAGTTCATATTATAGCGATAAGATGACATTGAGGAACTAATTCCATTTTTTATTGGTGTGTTTGGATAGTAAATATTATTTGCTTGTATTCTAGTAATAAATTTATCATATTCTTCGAGAGTAACATTTTTATAGACCAGGACAAGACGATCAAGAGAGACACGAATAGGCAACAAAACAAAAACCCTTTCTAGTTTGGAATGTGTCACATATTACACGATATACGGCTATTAGATATAGCCGTTTATTAAAATCAGTTGAAGCAGTTTATTATTCCGGCACAACCGCACGAATGACAAAATTTCTTAACGGAACAAGGTTGTTAAGGATTAAGTAGTAAATAGTATTTCACTTTTTGTAATGTGGCTGCATGTTTTTTTCTTCCTGTAGTTGTTCCTAAAATTCTGTTGATAATTATGTTTGTTTGGATCAGGCGAGCATTTTATTTAATGTGTTATGTATGTCTAACAATGCCTACCATAACCGATGTAGTTAGAGTAAATATTAAATATGGATTCGTGTGGTCTGTAGGAAAAGGGTAAAACATCAAAACAGGACACAAAGAACAAAAACCTTGAGACTAGCGACACGAACTATTTATTTATCCTTCTGTATTCTTTAAACACTTTTGCATCAATGAGATCATGCTCAAGACAATAACACTCTAAGAGATAACGAACGGTACTAGCCTCAGTCCAGACCTCAAGCCCGGTATCTTGCTTAATATGTTTAGTAGCAAGGGTTAAAAATTCTTTATCAATATCTGAAAATCTAAATTGTTTTTTAGTATCTTTATTAGTCATAAAATAACTCCTTTTTTATTTAATATGTTAGTTATACCATTTTGTCATGACAAATGATAGTATTATTTTGTCTTTGTCATGACTTTCTTTTCATGAAGATATAAGATAATATCAACACCCCAAGCGATAGCAATACATAATAAACCAAAGGACATAACAATAATAGTTTGCATAATCATTTTAAAACCCCCCTTAATTAACCGATACGTTCAGACCTTTCTAAATAAGTAGTTTTTTTCATTTTTTCTACTTTGTCGTAAGAATTATATAACTCTCTTAAATAGTCATCTTGAATAAAGTTTTTTCTCCATAATCTATGTAACTTATTTTTTAACATAGGTTGAGAAATAACAGCTTCATATTCTTGTGAATCAAAGCATTTTGTAAATGTCCACCGCCCCGCGAATGTGAAACATTCCACAACCTCATGAGTTTGCTCTCGAAGAGGTTTGACAACTCTAGTAAAGACTTGAGAAGTAGATACAATTTTTATACGTTGTTTACGTTGCTGGGTAATCTCAGTTAGAAGTGTCTCAGGGAAGTTTTTCCACGCAGTACTATTAAATTCATTTTGTATTTCATCAATAGCAAAAATAACACCATCAGTACCGTTACGAATATCAAAAAAATCATTCCAATGCGTGAACTCTCCATCTTGAAGCTTGAAACCAAAATTAGTGTAAATTTGTACGTTTGGATATTTATGTTTCATTCTAACGAGATACTCAGCCATGGCAGTTGTTTTGCCTGCACCTTGCTTGCCAGCATATAAAGTAACTCCGTATTCAGAAAATGGCCGACCATTTTTGGCAATGTTAACAATATCTTTATAGATATAAAAATAAAATTTTAATAGTTTAGTAATGAATTTTTGAGCAGTATACAATTTATATTTTTTTATTTTTTTCTTTTTATTATTTTTCAATTAAATACACCTCTAGTAGTATTTTTTTTAAAATAAATTTATATTGAGTTTAAAAAGGCACTTGCCAAAGCTACGCTATTTGGCAAGCACTTCTTTTTTAGTTAAACATCAATCTATAAAGGGGATTTTAGCAATAACCCAATTAAAGACATACCACAGAAACTCTACAGCGTAAGTCACTACGATAGCAGTTATTATAAATCCAACTGTATTAATAGGAACTAAACAACTAACCGAATTAATTACTCCTATAAAAGAGGATTGATTTTCAGGTTGAAGGTCTATTTTCATACTAGGAATAAACGCAATGATCCAGGAAAGGATTCCGACAACAAAGGTTATTATGGCAGTTATTATCACCAGTGAGCACCCCCATTTTTTGAAGCCATCATATTCATTCGTCTGAAAGCCCAAAAACCGAACATAAACCACATGAAACCACTAATAATAGGTTTCCACCATGAAGAATATTGAACGATAAAAGACGAATCAAATATTTTCATATCTTGACCAAACAAAGTAACATATTCGTCTTTGACTTGCTCACATGCACCACCTTGAAACGGTTGCGTTAGATAATTAAATTCTTCAGGACTATTAAATTTTTGTTTTATTTCATTGTTAAAAGGTGTGAACATTTCTGGTATAGATTGTTGCGGTACAAATAAACTCCCCCAAAAACTAGGTGTAGATACAGGATCGAGACTAGGATCAGGATCAGGATCAGGATTAGGAGTAGGATCAGGATCAGGATCAGGATCAGGATCAGGATCAGGACTAGGATTAGGATCAACGGGATAATAAGGTTTTACAGGTTCTTCTATAGGATCAGGGTGCGGAACAGGAAAATCAGGATAATCAGTTCCAGGAATTTGACCACCTTGTTCACCAGGGTATAACTCTGTACCTGGTTCGACTATAGGCATTTCTTCAGGGATAACAATATCAGATTCTGTGCCATCTGGATTCAAAACTACATTATCTTCATTAATTAACATTTTTTCACGTTTAGTAGGATCAGCATACACTTCATCAGGATCAACACCAACAGGAACATAAACAAAATTAACCCCTGTAGCATCATTAACAGGGATTGCGTAATGATCCTCCCAATCCATACTTAAAACAGCAGGAGTTTTATAATCCATATCAACCCCTGTACGAGCATAACGATCATAATTATTTTGTTTTAATGTTTGTTGAAAACCAGGGAAAACACCAGGATCAAATGTATTTTCAGAAGGACTATATCCTATTGATTCAGGTCTAGGTAAAGGCATATTAGGATTTATTAAATATGTGTAACCTTTGCCAGGTATTTTTTCTCCTAAAGCTTCTGAAATTCTTTCAAGTAAACTAGCTTCAGCTTCCTGGAGAGTGTTATAAGCTACAGAATTCATAGGATTATAATCACTATATTTTAGATACTGAGGGAAACCAGGAACGGACTTATCTAGTTGGTTAGAATTCAAACCAACAACAACAGCGTAATATTTTTCAGTTTGAGCATTTTGAAAAACATAATAGTCAACAAATTGACTAGGATACTTTCCTAATTCTTCATATTGGTGATTTGGATATTGAGCATATAAAGATGTTAAATGTTTATAAGGGACAACATGAGTTAAATCAAAATCAGCTTGAAATTTGGCATAATAGGTTGTGCCTTTATCATTTTTCAGTTGCCAAGTATCTTGTTGTACTTGAGTAGAATTTAAATAAGTACCATCAGAATATTCATACATAACATTGAAATCATAGATCATTTTTAGATATTTCTGGTAAATTGTTTGTATGCCTGTAAGATGTTGAGTCGATTCATCAAGATCAATATGTTCATTGTAATTAGCTAGTTTTGAAGCATCTAAAATAACACCTTCAGCCATAGAAACAGATTCATCATAATCGGGGTTTTCTAAGTATTCATAAGGATTACCATAATCATAAACTTCAGACCCCATTTCAGAAGAAGTAAAAGTTTGAAGCCCAAATAGCATTATCATACCTACAGGTCCAGGTGGTGCCTTTAAAGCACTTGGATTAGCAACACCAGAACTAGTAACGAAATTTGGAAAAGCAATCGGATGCTTCATGTAAATCTTAGGATAATCAAAATCTTCCACTTTCCTATGTGGATTTTGAATAACAAAACATTTAGTTTGACCAACATAAGTAGGAGGGCAAGCAGTTTCACGCTTTGATGAAGGTGGAGTTTCAGTTCCAGGAGGTAACATCATATTAGCGTAAGAATTATTTAAGGGTGTAAATAACACAAGGATTGAAATAGTAAATAAAATAATTTTCTTCATATTTTCACCTCCATTAAAAAAAAAGGCGGTAGGTTTTTATACCTAACACCTTTGATTTAAACTTATAAGAATTTATAAACGATACGTGGAATTAATGAAATTCCCACCATAATAGCCATGATCCCAACACCTACAGGAAGTAGAACACCAACATTTGCGGAAATCGCATCTGTAATTGGTTGTACCATTGCAGTTGTAACAGTAGCAGCACTAGTCATTTTTTTTCAACTCCTTTCACTAAAATTATCTAGCACTTCTTATAAATGTTGCAAAGAACCGCCATAGTAAAAAGCAAATTATTGCTAGAGGTATATATAGAACACCATATGTAACTATAGTGTTACTACCAGAAAGGGAATGAACTTGATTTTCAATCATTTGATCGAGTTTTACTAAGATTTGTTCATTGTTAGTATTTAGAGCAGAACTACCTTCAGAATTTTTAGTTGATAAAGTATCTAGTTTTTCATTTACTTTATCAAGCAGAATTTTATCCTGTTCTATTTGATCCATTAATGATTGATTCTGTTTTTCAGAAAGATATATTAATACATCTTGTTTATCTACAGGATCAGAAGGAGTAGGATCTATAAAATCTTCATCTTCATAATTAATAGGTTCAGGTTCAGGTTCAGGAACAGGAGTAGATTCTTCTAAGGGTTCGGTAGTTTCAGGTTCCATTTACTAAGCACCAATCTTTTCAACTTTTTTAATAGGTTCAAAATCTACAACCTTTGTAATTACTCCCTTTGAACCAAAAGACTGTTCCATGATAGGTTTACACAAAAAGGGAAAATCCATTTTTTGCATTTTAGGAAATAGTTCATAGGGAATTGTAGCTTTTTTAGGTATAAAACCTTCTGTGTTGTCATTACATGTTTTAGTTTTTTCGACAAACCAAACATTAGTTCCCTGGACTAAACGACCAGATTTTTCATCAGTGAATGAGTAAGAAGACACACCCAAAACTGTTAATTCAAAATTATTCATGGTTTTTTTCTCCAATCTAGGGTTAATTAACTATTTTCTACATTTTTTATGGTACAAAAAAAGCCAAGTTATGACAATAACTATGTCATGACATGGCTTTATTTTTTTTACATTTTTTTATATTTATTTATTCGTCTCTTTATTTTATAATGATTAATAGGCTTGACAACCTTATTATCATTTTCTTAATTGCGAATGTATTGTTTTATGTTTTGTAATATTTTAGTTTTGAAATCCTTTGACGTGATTGCAGAAAGGTTAATTTCTGTAAGATCGTCAAGGGCTCTTTTTGTTTTCTCTTTATACCTTCGAGTAAATTCTTTAAAGTCCATGAGATCATGTAGATAACAAAGTAAATGGGCTTTTATAGTAGGATCAAATTTATTAACTATTTTTTCGTCATATAATACAACTTTATAATAGTTCGACATATCCCATTCTTTTATTCTATCTAGTGTATTGATACCCTGATCTTTTTCCATTCTAATTGTATATTCTAATCTTGTAACATGTTGGTATTTGTCATACATACGATCTTTGAATTTTTCTCGTTCTTTCTTTTTGTCGTATTTTTTAAAATAGGCATGAGTATGTTTATTTCCCCA